CTAAGGGCAATGAGTGGAAGCTTTCAATGAACAATGGCAGTGAACATGTCCGTTTCGGTGGTGATAGTTACCTGTTGATCGGTGCCCCAACGGAAACCGCTAGCCACGGTGAAGTGTTGGACGTTGCGGTGTTGGATGAGGCTTTCGCTCACAAAGATGATCTAGTCGAACAAGCAACCGATGCCGCAACGGTGACACGTCAGTCGCCGCAGTCGTTCATCGTTTCGACGGCCGGTAATGCCCGTTCGGTGTTCTTGTGGGGCAAGGTGCTCGCCGGTCGTCGTGCGTGTGAGACGGGGGAGCATGGGCGTACGTGTTACATCGAGTACAGCGTGCCCGATGACTCACCCGATGATCTTGACGAGTGGGCGAGGTGGTTGCCGGCGCTCGGGCATACGATCAGCCGTCAGCGCCTGTGGTCACGTTTCGAGAAGGCGTGCCGGGAAACGTCGACCGAGCTTGACGAGGAGGGTTTCGAGCCGGGGCGGCCGGGTTTCGATCGTGGGTATCTGAACCGGTGGCGTGAGTTCCCGTTGTTGAACGGCGGGCCGGGTGTGTCAGCGCTGCCGGGTTGGTCGGCGCTCGCCAGTCCGGGTGATGTGCTCACGCTCGAGCGGGTCGCGTTGTCGGTCGCTCCCGATTCCGGTGCTGCGTCGCTCGCTGTTGCGGGTCGTCGGCCGGATGGTTTGCTCGGTGTGCGTGTCGAGCGGTTCGAGTCGGGCACCCGATGGGCCGTCCTGGCCTGCCAGCGCGCACAAGCCGACACGGGGCAGCCGATCACGGTCGATCCACGCACCGCCACTGCCGGACTGCTCGAAGACCTGCGGGCGGCGGGTGTGAAGTTGCACGAGCTCGCACTCGGTGAGGTTGGCGAAGCCTGCGTAGCGTTGCATCGTGAGGTGGCGGACGGCCTGATCCGTCACGCCGGGCAGGCGCAGCTCGATGCGGTGGTGGCGACTGCCGTTCAGCAGCGCTCCGGCCGGTTGTGGCGGTGGGATCCGTGGAAGTCGCCTGGCGACATTTGCCTGCTCGAATCGGTTACGCTCGCAGCGTACGCGGTACGTGAACACGTGCCAGCGGTCGATGAGTTCTTCGCCTACTGAAAGGGGGGCACCTATGCGGGGTCGGGACACGTTCACGTCAGTGGTCGAGGTCGGGTCGTCGGTTTCTGTTACCGTTGGGGCGTGCATGTTGTCGGCTGCTCTCGGTTGGATCGTTGGCGGATTGTTGGGGCTGGTGTTCGCGTGGCGGCTCGCTGAATGAGCATCCTGTTTGGTCGTGAACGGCGGGTCGCCAATCTGTCGGCGGCCGAGTTGATCTTGCGTGACCGTTACGGCACCTCGTCCGGTGTGTCCGCCACCGAGGAGCAAGCCGAACGACATTCGGCCGTGTGGTCGTGCCGGGCTGCTGTCGCTGAGGCGATCCAGCAGCTACCGGTGGAGGAGGTCCGCACCCGTGCCGGTAAGACCGTGCGCCGTGCACCGGAGTCGCCGCTGTTCTACGATCCGCACCCTGGTTGGACGTGGGAGGCGTGGATATGGGCGCAAGTGTGGGCGCTCGCCGGTTGCGGCAAGGCATACGGGTACATCAACGAAACGGGTCGCAACAACATGCCGACATCGGTGCTCCCGGTCGAACCGGGGTGCGTGACGTGGCAGTGGAACCGGAGCAAGTCCCGGTGGGATATCCGCCTAGAGGGGGAGCGGGTCGAGTTGTGGCCGCTCGGCCCGCTGTGGCATGTCCCGCTGTATGCGACCGCCTCACACCCCGAGGGCATGTCCCCAATCGCCTACCATGCCGAGTCGATCGGTGTGGGGCTTGCGGCGCAGAAGTTCACCGGCGGGTTCTTCGCTACCGGTCACCCGAACTATCTGTTGAAGGCGCAACCGGGCACACCCGATCCCGGCCAGGAAGGTGCCTCACGGTTGAAGGCGTTGTTGATGCGTGCCCTGTCCGGCGGGTCGGGTCGTGAACCGACCATCATTCCGTCCGGTTGGGATCTCGACAAGGTGTCGCTCGATCCTGCCGAAACACAGTTCTTGGAGACGATGCGTTACAGCGGGGAGGACGTTGCCCGTGTGTTTGGTGTGCCGGCTGAGAAGATCGGGCTAGCCGTGTCCGGGTCGTCGGTGACGTATGCGAACGTTGCCGATCGTAACGCCGACTGGCGTACCGGTGGACTGTCCCGGTATGTGCGGTCGTTGGAGGCGTCGCTGTCGCGGCTGGTGCCGGACGGAGCGAAGCGGGTGATCCGGTTCGACTTCGACGAGTTCCTCCGTGCCGACCCTGAGGGCCGTTACAAGAACTACAAGACCGCCGCCGAGGTCGGTGCATTGGCCGGGACTCCGGTAATGACGGTGAACGAGATGCGCGCCGCCGAAGGGCTAGAGCCGCTCCCCGGCGGTGACGTGTTCATCCGCCCGAAGCAAGAGTCACAGGTGCAACGCAGTGAGCAGTTAGAGTTGGAAATCGGAGGTCGATGAGATGATGTACCGGCACGATGAGCGGTCGAAGCTACCCGACGAGGTGCGCGCCCGTCTCGGGTTGAACGACACTGAGATGGTCGAGGCGGGCCTGATCGACATGCGCCGTGCCGGTGCGGTCGCGGTGCGTCGTAGCCCGATCGAGCTCCGATCGAATGATGACGGCACCCGCACCCTGGTCGGGTATGCGCTCACGTGGGATGTGCCGTACACTGTCGCCGGTGGTCCGCCGTGGGGGTGGACTGAAACGATTGTTGCCGGTGCGCTCGACAAGTCGATGGAGGAACTGCGCACCAAGGTGCAGGCGTACGACGATCCCGTCGACGTACGGTTCCTGACCAACCATGAAGGGCTAGCCCTTGGTCGCACTCGTGGATTGACGTTCGACACGATGTCACTTGTGGCCGACAAGGTCGGGTTGCGGGTTGACGTGAATGTTGACGAAGCCGGTAACCCGTTTGCTGCGGCGCTCGCCTCGGCGGTCGCCCGTGGTGATGTGGATCAGATGTCGTGGGCGTTCATGGCAATGCGTCAGGAATGGAACGACGACTACACCGAGCGGTTCGTCACTGAGGCCCGGATCTTCGATGTGTCGGCGGTGACGTATCCGGCGAATCCTGCCACGATCATCGCCGCCCGTACTGCCGCTGCCGCCGCCGCTGAGCCGGTCGTGGCGCAGCGGTCCGGCCTGCCGTTGGGGTTGGCGCTCGCCCAAGCCGCCGCACTCGACTAGAACGCGCACCCCTAGCCCCTGCCGGGGGGTCGAGGGCTAGGGGTACGTGCACCCATCCACGACGTGTGATATCGTCCGTGGCACCGGTTGACGCCGGGCAGCACGCCGACCACCACGCCGACCCCAACAGATCGGGGGTCACCTGGCGGTCACCTGTAGCCCACCTGAACCGTTCACTCAACACAACAACCAACTCTTGAGGAGAACGAAGTGGATACATTCCTGGACGTGCTGCGCAGCAAGCTGCAGGCACGCATCGCAGAACGGCAGGCAGCCAAGGCAGAACTCGACGCCGTGCTCGCCGCCCCAACCGCCGAAGGCCGCGACCTGAACGACACCGAAAGCGCAGCGTTCACCGAGGCCCGTGGCAAGGTCACCGCCGCCGATACCGACATCGCCGCCCTCGAGCAGCGGGTCGCCGAGCTCGAGGAGATCGACAAGCGGGCACGTGAAGTATCGGCCAACACCCCCGGCTCTGTTGCCGGTGCGATCCGTGTCAAGTCCGAGGCACGCACCTACAACCCTGGGAACGACAAGCGGGGAACGATGTTCCTCCGTGACGTGATGCGTGCCCACACACAGAACGACTTCGGCGCCGCGCAGCGTCTCGACCGCCACATGGCCGAGGAGCGTGTCGAGCGTGCCGCCTACATGCCCGGCATCGAACAGCGCGACGTGGGTACGTCGGCGTTCGCCGGCCTGACGGTGCCGCAGTACCTGACCGATTGGGTTGCACCGAAGATCCGCAACAAGCGGCCATTCCTCGACATCTGCCGCAAGCTTGACCTGCCACCGGAGGGAATGACCGTGAACATTTCGCGGATCACCACCGGCACCGCGGTCGCTGCCCAGTCCGCTGAGGCTGCCGCCGTGCAGGAAACCGACATCGACGACACGCTGCTCACCGTGAACGTTCGCACCGTTGCCGGTGCACAGGACGTGACCCGTCAGGTCATCGACCGTTCCAGTGGTGGCGATCAGATCGTCATCGAAGACCTCATCGGTGCGTACCACGAGGAACTGGACCGGCAGTGCATCGCCGCGGACGGCACCTCAGGGACGCACATCGGCATCAAGAACGTGGCTGGCAACGTCGCTGTGACGTACACCGATGCGTCCCCCACGGCTGCGGAGCTGCACCCGAAGCTGGCCGACCTGCTGCAGCAGATCAGTTCCGGCGTCGATGACATGACGCACTTCATCTTCCACACCCGCCGCTGGTGGTGGCTCGCCTCCCAGTTGGGTTCGACGTTCCCGCTCGTCACAGTCGGCATGGCCGGCACGCAGCAGGTCGGCCAGGTTGGCGACGCCGCCTATCAGGCTGCCGGCCGGTCGTACCTGGGTGCCGGGATCGTGCTGGACCGCAACGTCGAAACCACCCTTGGTGGTGGCACGGAGGATGCGATCTACGGTGTGAACGCCAACGAGTGCTTCCTGTGGGAGGACCCGAACGCTCCGCTGTTGATCCGTGCCGAGCAGACCGGCGCAGGGAACCTGCTTGTCAAGTTCGTGGTGTACGGCTATTCGGCGTTCACTGCTGGCCGCTACCCGCTGGCCACTGGTGACATCACCGGCACCGGCCTCGCGGCTCCGACGTTCTGACCCTGACCCCCTCCCGCCGGTGGTAACGTCGGCGGGAGGGGCTACCTCTCGAAAGAAGGAAACGATGACACGACAGAACGGAAACCTGTACAGCGAGGATTGGTTCAGGCAGGGTCAGCCGACGAACACCACGTTTGCCGAGACGGTGCCCCGC